CACCTTCATCTATTTTAAGTTTTAATTTATATGCTCTATTAATAGGAAAGCTGTTTAAATCAATAATAAAATAATTAGATGTTGAATCACAACTTAATTTGGTGTATTGTCCAAATGGAATTATGATTTCATTTGTAGTGTAATCTTCTAATTGATAATATGATGTAGTTGGTAAATATTTTGATTGATCGTATTCAAAGGTTGTTCCGAATGATTTTAATGGAAACATATCTCTACCTTTAACTCTAATTTTTACTTTTTGATTTTGAGGATATTCTTTTTTAAGATTAGATACAACTACCTTATAATTATCCTCTGCAGAGCCAGTAACAGGAGCTAAACTTCCAGTTGATATAATACTATCATCCCAAACTATTTCCAATTTAGGTTCATATATCGTATTAGTCTCTTTTGAGAAAAACTTCAACACACCATAATCGTTTGTATCTGATTCTTTATCCAATGCATGGTGTATAATAAATCCATTATTAGGTAAAGATCCACTAACCCAATGATGTATTATATTTGTTACATCCATCCTAACATCATCCGATTGATAAGAAAATGATTGAGATGCCATAGATGCAGTATACCAAGTACCACCTCCACCATTTGATATTGAGCCAGTATCTGATCCAGAAATGTATGAATTAGGAATAACATTATATTCCATCCACTCATTAATACCATCTCTGTAATACCAACTTACACCATCCGTTGTAATATTATCAAATTTAGTACCAGTCCCCATTGTCCAACTTTGAGAAACTGCGTTTGCATAAATTGTATACTCTAGTGGAATTTCTTCAGATTTAGCAGCCTTTAAATTAAGGTACGCTTTCCAACCACTACCAGTTTCCAATGTAGAAACATCAAATTTGATTAAGGTTCTATTTAAGTCCTTAGTAGCACCATAATATAGTTTACCTACTTCTAATATTTCATCTCTACCTGCATTTTGGTTTGGTTGCTGCAGGTAGATAGTTGAATCGTATGATGATGTATAAAATTTATGCATTATATTGCCCTCCCTTTTATGTCTTTGTTTGGATATTTTACTTCAAATACACACGGATCCAATGAAGGATAAATAATCTTTCCTTTAGTTGCTTCGTCTATATTATATTTGTTTGGAGAATAATTACCATCTCCACCACATAAGTTTGTTATTTTAACCATTGGTACACTCATTACACCATCTACATTTGCCAATATTAATTCTATTTCTGAGATGTTTATTGTTTTGTTAAACGTCCATCTATCTATTTCAAAATATTCTTGTAATTTTGTTAAACACGTTGCAAGAACTTCTCTTTTATTATAATTTTGATACGCAACTATTTCAAAATCAACACCAATATTTACTACAAAACCATCAATTATATTTACAGCATCGGTCATTAATCTATACTCACCCAAATATGTTTTAAGATTTTGCTTAACCGCCTGATTTAATTGAGTTAGTTTTTTATTACTATCGTATCCCAATACATACATATTGATTGCAAATGGATTATTTGTTTCTGCTAGGTTTGATTTCTTTTGTGAAAGATATTTTACTAATTCTTTTTGAATTTCAACTTTTGATTTTCCTTGCAAACCTTCAACAACTCCAACAAACTCGGCTATATTTTTTGGTGATGATAAAATTGATGCCGGTGAATTATTATCAATATCACCATCTGGACTTACATATACTTTCGCAATACTACCATATCTTTCAGGCATAGATAGCGCTCTAACTATATAATCTTGTCTGGTTACCGCTCTGTTTTGAGAACCAAACATAGCAATTGCGTTTTGTCTTATTTCTTCAACAGATTCTGCTCCTCTACCACCCGTTGCTGATTCTAAATTTTCAACCGCAACAGATTGTTTTATCGTATTGTATAAAGTTTGATTATCAACTGATAGTAAATCTTCATCAAAATCAATTCTTCTTATTGTTGTCAAATCTCCTTGATTAACATTTGATTCAACTCCTCCACCTGTTAAATATTTTACTGTCAATGTTTCTCCGCTAGGAGCTATACCAAACGTATTTGTTTTTAAGAAATTAGAAGGATCAATACCCTGATTTAAACGAGTTACTGAATTTGCTAAACCTAATCCTACATTTTTTGTATTTGGTAATAATTTTTCATCTTCATATCCTGCAGAAGTGTTACCACTACCAAATTGTAAATCCATTGTATTATCTGAATTTACTTTTACTGAAAATCTATTTGGAACTTTTTGTACTTCTAAAATATAAGGAACTGAACCAGAGTATTGTGATAATTCTGAATTTGTTTCTGTATTTGCTTTTTCTATAAAAATACTTTCTTGTGCCAAATAAGGAACTTCGTACCACTTAGTTGCTCCACCATCGGAAGTTACAGAAACTATTTGAATTATCTTATCATCATTAATAGTTGCAGATGGATAATCATTAGATGAATTAAATAATATAGTTGTTTCTTTTTGTATAGCAGATATAGCTTTTACTTTTTTACTTATTAAATAAAAAGTAGGTTCACCTGTATTATCTCTTTCATATACATCTATTTCTCTGTCTGTTGGATTTTCAAAATCAACTGAATCAGTTGTTCTAAATATTATTGTAGAATTTGAGGTTGATTGTATTTCTAATCCATCTTTTATTTTTAAATAATATTTCTCATCTGGTTTATTTGATGAACCCGAACCAACAGATGGAACTAATTGATATACAGTAATTGTTGTAACTGCCGGTGAAGTTACTTTTGGCTTATATCCCATGGTTTGTGCAAGTGCAACAACATTTTTTCTTTCTGTTGCATGTGCTATCATTGATTCTTTTAACTGAACATCTTGATAGAATGATAGTATATCTCCTATTGCAGCCGCCTGCTCAACAAATACCATACCAGGAGAAGATTCGTTGAAATCAGAATAACTATTTGGAAAATATGTTTTAGTAAAATCAATAAGATTTTGTTTTAGTTGGCTAAAATCCTTTCCAACATAATTTATACTTTTATTTACATTTTTTATTGCCATTGTTCTATTGTGTATTAACAGTTATTGTCGTTGATTCTGATAGATTTGGGTTTGATAATAATGAAAACTTTATTTCTAAGTTTATAGTGTGGTTATCAATATTATTGTTATCCCAAACGTAATTTATTCTATCTATGTTTATATATGGTAACCATTGTCTCACTGCATCTTCAACTGCAGATTCAATTCTATTTTCAAATTCATCAGTTGAATACATTTGCTCAAATAACAAATTATAAATATCACAACCAAACTCAGGCTGCATTAATCTTTCTCCTTTTCTTGTAAGAATTAAATTTTTTAAATTTTCTCTTGCTTGGGTTAATGTTGTATAGTTGACAGAAAATATCCCTGCAGAATTTGAAGATTTATTAACTCCAATTCCAAGAATTTTATAATCATTTTCTTTTAAATCAGCTACATTAACTTTTCCAAGCTCTATTGCCATTACTTAAATCTTTTTACTAATTCGGAATAATCTCTTGTCAACGCTTTTATTGTAGCATCTTGTAAACCATCACCAGTTGTTTCAAAGTTTGGTGTGTTTTGTGGAATATCATGTATCATTCTATAATCCATAGTTTCCCAATCTTCTTCCATACTTTGTTGTGGTTGCAACATATCCAACACACTACTCACCGCAACAGCTCCCTCTTTTCTTTGTTCTGCAGTAAACGGTTGTGTCATACTTAAAACCTCATTTAACATTGGATTTTTTGTATATTCTTTAATTGGTTGAATTGGTCTTTGTTGTTGAATTGGTTGTTGTTTTCTAACAGGAGGAGGTGTAACTTCTGTCATCTCTCTTAATGATGGAGTAGATGTTTTCTTTTGTGAGTTCAATGTAACTGCACCAGATTTGATAAGCTTAGTTAATTCTTCTTTAACCTGTTGCTTAACTTCGTTTTTAACAACTTCTTTGATTAAAGTTAATAAAATTTCTGATTTCATAATAATTGTTTGTATATGTTTTAGTAATAAATATTTGATTTAATAATTATCCAATCGCCGGTAATTTTATATTTCCTATCGTTGGTATAGAAGGTTTTGTTATTTCTATACTAGGAAATGTAGGTAATTCTGGTAGAGCAGGAATCTCTGGTAATTTAGGTATTTCTGGTATTTCAGGTAATTCAACGGTTGATGGAAAATCGGGTATCATCGGGCCATCCATTACTTTATATCCTGTCCATTGAATTATTGCCGGTGCGGGAGGTGCAGGTGGTGGATATTGCGCCATAACGGACATCGTACCACTAACACCCAACAAATGAAATTTTGCAACATTTATAAATGGGTCAATCATTATATTTGTTTTTGTACTCCAAACAATATTTGGTAGAACAAAATGAAAATAAGGTATATCAGGAATTAATCCTTTAATAGCATCAAACGCCATTGCTTTTAATTCTTCTAAGCTAGGTATTGCATCATCAATCATTTTTTTAAATTCTTCTTTTGTAGGAAGTTTTGGTATTGTAATGTATTGTGATAGATCTATTTTTGGAATAACACCCTCTATTGTATCTTTTACAAATTGCTTTATTTCTTTCTTTGTAGGTAATGGTTTTGGTATATTATTTGCCAATGCAATAGCAGCTTCTACTTGTTGAATTATTGGTTGTAATATAATTTCTTCAATTGCGGCCATTATTTGTTTTTTTATTTCTTCAACCGCTTTATCAATTAATTCTTCTTGTATTTTATCAATTATCTCTTGTCTTTTTGGTAATTCTGGAAATGGAAACTTTAAAGCTTTTTTTATTTGTGCACCTATTGCCGGCTTTTTCTTTTTAGCTTCTTCGTATTTTTCGTAAATATCTTTGGCCTGTTTTATTATTGGATTATTTTTTATTTCATCTGCAATTGGTTCTTTATTTATTAATTTTACAACAGTTTCATAAACATTTACATCTCCAATCGGAGGAATATTTACCGTTGTTTTTTTTAAATCATCAATTATACCTTTTAAAGTTTCAACCAATGCTTTGTGGATTGCAGCGGTAATTGTTAATTGTATTGGGTTTGGTCCAATATTCATAATTGTACCAGGAGCAGGAGGAGTTGATGGCCATCCACCTGGTTTTAGTAAAGGATTTGGAATTGGGGCCATTTCTGCTCCTAACCAATAAGCATCAAATGCTGCTGGATATATTTCTGCTAAAATATTAAAATTTTCTCCACCACTTTCTTGTCCTTTTTTTAAAGCATCTTTTATAACAGATGCCATACCCGTTACGTTTCCATTCATAACCGGTACACCATAAATCATATCTCCACCTCTTTTAATACACTTATCATATTCCTTTGCATACATTAATGCAAATGAATCAAGATCCTTTGCGTATTGTCCAGAAACCATTTTTAATAATATGTTTAATTTGAAAATGGCCCACATATTATGATTTACTTAAATAGTTTCTAGCGGATTCTATAATTTTTAATTTACCCTTTATAGCTTTAAACACTGCTTGATTTACAGGACCTACTCCGGTCGGCCCTACTGGTGTTGGATATACTTGTTTTGTAATTGCATCCAATATTTCTTCTAATATTTTAATTAATTCTCCAGCTAGTACCATTCTTTGGTAATCTTCTCCCGCTTTTCCAGATGTTTTCTTTACACCACCCAACCATATAGTACCAGTATTATCGGAAGATAAAACTATATTTCTTTTTGTTTGCAATATAATATTATTATCACTATGTATATGTGAATCTCCCATTGAATCTACGCTAAATTTACCATCAGTTATTACACCGGTGTTTCCTTTACCAAATATTATAAATTCATTTGCTTTTGCTGATAGTACTATCCTATCTGAATTTACAGTTAACTGATCTCCTCTTAATTTTTCTGATGTTGGAAAATCTTTAAATGCAATTTTTTGTTTTGTTACGGTTGGTTTTAATTTTGTATCCACCTTACCAGATGTAATGTATATTGATGTACCATCTTTGTTTATATCTTCATCTATAAGAGTTCCTATAACTTTTGAATCCAATTCAGGATTTTGTTTATTTCTTAAATAAATTCCAGGAGTAGATGTTTTTCCATCTTCTGTTAAGAAAAACTCTGAAAATCTTATTGTATTACCAACTCTACCCGATATAATTGTATCACCTTGTCTTGGTTTTAGAAATTTTATTTTTTCATTAACTTGATATGGGGTAGTTTTTTCTACTGAATTTGTATTTTTAGTAGTTGATGTTCCGGTTTGTTGTGTTGTTTTATATTTTTGATTTTTATCGGAAGTATCTTCTTTTTGAATTTTATAGTCTGAAAATTTTTCAGTAGTTTTATAATCCTGTCTATAATTTGGATATAATGTATTGCTGTAAGGTAAATAGAAAAAATCAGTTCCTACTTGAAGAATTAATATGGTTTCCCCTACCAATGGTAAAGTAAAGTTATTTTTATCAAACGGAAATGCATGGTATAATTGATTAATTGAAAAGGAATCATCCTGTTTAAAATCAATTGCACCGTAATATCTAGTGTCTGTTGTAGATAATTTATCATTTTCATTATACAGCACTAAACTATCTGCCACATTTCCTTCTTCTCCTTTTGGATATTCCAAAAATTCTTCTTCCGATGTATATACTTTTACAACGGTTGATAAAAACGCGTGAAAGTTTGAAGTTTTTTTATTACTAGAATCGTTATAATTAGTTACATCAAACATTATATTTTTGTTTTAATTTCTTCAATTTCAATTTGAATATCCGTTAATTTTTCATCATTTTTCTTTTCAATCTCATTAACGGTTTCTTCCATATCTTGAAGTAACTGAGCTTTTTCGGTTTCACTTAACCATCCATCTTCACCGATACCTTTTGCTTCGGCAGCTGCTAATCTTTGTGCAATAGTTGCTAATTTAATTAAATGGTCATCATTCTTAACCGATACCTCAATTAAATCTTTTATAATCGGAGCAATAACAGTTGCTTCACCAACATTACGAATTAACTTACGAAGAGACTCGATTAATTCAGAAATGTTTTTCTTTTTATTTATTTGGTTTTCGTAAATATCTTTAAATAATGATGATAAATTTTTACCATCAAATAATTGAAATTCTGCACCCATATCTTAATATTCTTTATAAATAAATATTCCTATATTATAAAGTTAAATTTTTATATCACCATTATCCATAAACTGATTATATAATTCCATTTGTTTATCTCTCATTTTATTGACCACCTTAGTTATATAATGGGTAGGGTGTCCCGTCATTTCTCTAATAAGAAGGTATAAAGATTTTTTATTAAACGATTCAATATATTCGGCTCTACGGAATAATTCTAATACCGCATCTGCAATTTGAATATCTCTTTTCTTTTGGAAATAGTTTTCTAAATGTGTATCCCAATACGCTAACATCCTATTATTGAATGTTCTATACTCATCATTTTTCTCTTCCTCTCTAAAATTATTTTCAGTATCAAATGATTCCGGTAAACCTGACATTATATCCGTATCTTTGTATCTTTTATAGTTTGCATTGTTATTTAGGATAAGATAATTTCTTGCAACAATAGTAAAGTAAGAGAAAGCTTTGCCTTTACCTTCTCTATACATATGAATCTTCTCAATCATAAAGGCAACTACTTCTGCCATTACATCTTTTGGATCATCATCAAAGTATGTGAACTTCCATTTGTTATAAACAATCTCTGCAAGCTTTTCAAATGATTTTTGAATTCTCTCTTTATAAATTCTATCTTTGGTTAATTTATCATCAAGTTTATTATACTCAATGATTGCATCTTCAGTATCTTTAGTAAAATACTGTCTATTTGGGCTTCTTTTTCTAGGCATCGTTTTTTTGAGTTTTGAATCTTTCAATAGTTTCTTTTATCTGATAAAATATAGAACCTACATCATCATCCTTCTCAAACATTTGACGTTCATCAATTTGTCTTAATGCCTCCAGTAATGCTTCGTTTCTGTTAATTTCTGTTTGAATAAACTCTTCAGTTTGTTCAAGTATTTCTTCGTATTTTTCTAATTTTTTTAATAAATTCCAAACAACATAAAATGATGCTGCAGATAATATTATAAGTGTTGTTATTACTATTTCCATAATTTATACTATTTCGTATCCTTTTAAATAAAATTTGTTTGCGTGCTTGTATTTAATTTCTTCCAACTCTCCAGTTGGAGATTTCATTACAATTTTATCATTTCTACCATAGGTTTGTTTTTTAACAACCGTAGTAGTGTAAACTCTATCTTTAATAGTAATGCCGTCTAAATGATCAATTTCATGTTGAACTATAACTGTCATCATTGTTTCTTTTGAAACTTGCTCATTTGCTCTATCACCTTCTGGATTAATTTGAAATGTCAATTCACCCAAATTATCAGTTTGTATTTTAACCATAGTTGACCTAATTGTTCTAACAGGTTTCATCAATGTTGAAGGTATTGAAAGACATCCTTCATAGAAAAGAAAACCTTCATTTGAACGTTCAATTATAATCGGGTTTACTAAAAATAACTCTTCTTCTCCAAAACTTATATAACAGGCTCTTTTTTTAATTCCCAATTGAGTCGCTGAAATACCCAATCCAGGATGTTTTATTAAAGCGGCCGTTAGTGTTTCTTTTAATTCATTAGCTTCTTGTTGTGTGATTTCTGTTTTTGGACAAGGAGTTTTAAGATATTCTCTAAATTCTTTTGTTTCTAGTCCATTACTACTTTTGTCAACTATTAATTTCATATTTTATTTTTTATCTATATTATAAACAATTACATCACCATTTGAATCAATATACTTATGATTTACATCAATTCCAGTAATATCACTTATTTCTTTTGGTGCATTATGATAAATTACATCATATTTTGGATTTCTACCATAATTTATACTTTCAATATCAGGTATAACTGACAAATGTATTTTTTTTGAATTTTTAACAAAAAAGGGTTCTTTACACAAATCCATCATAACCTGATGTGCGGATTTAGGATTGTTCTCATCCTGTGGAACATCTCTAATAGCCACCCAAACATGTTTTCCTTTATCTAATTGTTGACTAATTAACCATTCGTGTCCGGCGTGCCATGTCTGCCATCTACCTATAAACATTGCGTATTTTTTCATAATTAATTTTTTTCTATAAGTGATTCAACCAATACCCATCCAAAAAATAAGATACCAATTGGTAAATTAACGGAATATCCTAATGCAAAAGATAATCCCAATCCTATTACTAATTTCATTGCTTTCAACCCATCTTTTATGGTTCTTTTGTACCAATAATCAAAATAATTTTTCATATATAAATTTTATATTTTAAACGTATGCTTCAACTGCTTTTAATCCACTATATTCACAAATAGTTTGCTTATTAATGAATGGGAGTATTGCCAGTTCTTTTGCTTTTGCCTCAACCATAATATCCACGTCCAATCCGTATGTATTAGGTAAGGCATTGATATAATCAGAGTGTGCTTGTGGTTTTTCTTTTTGATTATTTTCATGCAATGCTTTTGATTCGGAATAATGTACCACTGGTGTGATATCTTCCGGCCAGGTTGATGCTGCAAGTTTAAGAGCCTGTTCTTCTGAAAGGTCACCTGTACAAAACTGATGATGGTGATAATCAAATACAATAGGTGTTCCTATTTTATTATGAATATACATAAGGTCTTTAACAGAATACATAGAAGCCTTATCATCATTCTCTATTGTCAACCTATTTTGCACCGATTTAGAGAGTCTTTTAAAGTTTTTGATGAATCTATCCATTGCAGATTTTTTATCTCCGTAAACACCATTACAATGAATATTAATCTTATTGTAAGGAGTCTTAGATAACCCCATCATATCAAATATTTTACCATGTAGTTCTAAGTCGGCTATTGTATTACTAACCACCGTTTCATTTGGTGAAGTAAGTACGCAGAATGGACCAGGATGACAAGTTATACGAATATTGTGAAATTTAGCAAAATCACCTGCTTTCTTCAACTCACTTTTAATCTCTTTGTAATCTTTAAGTTGGGTTAAATCAATGTGGTCACCCCACGGAACTATTGTTGATGATAATCGGAAGAAATAGATGCCATTTAATCTATTCCATTCAAGTATCTTAATAATATCCGATGCATTTTTTAGTGCAAGTTCGGAAACATAATCTAATCCTTTGGCATTAAAGGTTTTTTTTACCATTGAACGATTTGTGGTAATTTTTTTACCAATCGTCATATTAATACATGCATATCCTATATTCATATATGTAATATACGAAAATAATTCTAAAATACCAAATTTTTAATAAGTTTTGGTATTGTTTTCCTCGATAATAAGTTTGCTTAATTCTTTTTCTGTACCTTTCTTTGAATTTAACCAAAATCTAACTGCTTTTGGATTATTTATCCATAAATGTCTTTTTTGCCATGGAAATTCCGGATGCATAAACTCTTCCCATTGCAAATTTGGTAATTCTTCTTCTATAAATTCATTATTAGATGTAACATCAACCAAAGTATCACTAGACTCAGTAGGTTTTTCTTCATTTTTTGTGTTAATCTCATCTTTTTCGTTTTTGTTAAGAATATTTTCTACTATAACTTCGTTTTTTTCTTCATTTGTAGAATTATTTCCATTATCTCCGTAAATTTGATAATTTTTTTCCATTAAATCATCCAATCTCTCAGCATCATAGCTAAATTCTTCCTTTTTCTTACCAATTAATCCGTTAAATGCAATAATTAGAGCCACCGCAAGTGGGTCAAACACAATTACAATCAAAAATATGAAGAATTTTACAACATTTTTTAATTCCATACCAAATGCTTCTGCAACAAAACGGAATCCACCCACTTCTTTCTCTAAATCTAAGTTTTGAAGTTTAATTTCGTTGATTTTTTCTGTATTTTTTGCATTTTCTGTTTGTAAATTCTCAATTTTTTTGTTTAGTTGAGAAACTTGTCTATCTTTCGCATCAACTGAACGTAACAAACGTGAATTTACCTTACCCTTTTCTAAAATTGTGTTTTGAGTTGATGATAAATTCCCCAATTGTTCATTTAATTGTGTAATTTGGGCAGTATTTTGATCAATTTTTGTTTGATAAACTAAAATTTCTCTATCTACAACTTGCAATTTAAGTGATTGTGCCTGGAAAGCATTAGAAAGATACCCAAAAATACCGGCAGATGTGATTAACATCAATAATGCTACTGCAGAAGTTAAATACCATTTGTTAAACCCACCAATTTCGTTCCATTTTTGTTTTAAATAGGTTGCAGCAACCAGTTTAGCAAGTTCTAAAGAGCCTGCCATTATCATAACAGACAAAGATGCACCACTAAACAGTACACCCAATCCAGTTACTGAGAAAAATGCCGCACATCCTGCAATAATTAGTGCGGAAAAACCCACTAAATATTTAAGCCAATTCATTATCTGTTAATAGTTACTAGCTCATTTATTCTTTCAATGATTTTTCTACTATCATCAATGATTAAATTAGCATCAGATGGTGTTAATTGTTGAGCACCTTTGATTCCGTTTTGTAAAATTCTTAATTTTCCATCTAAAGACTCTAATAAAGTCTGTATTTTTTCGTTGTATATCATACTAATAAATATTTTTAAATAAAAAAAGGTAGAAGTAATGACCCCTCTACCTTTGTAATATACGAAAAATAACCGAATTAACCAACTTTTGGAGTTAATTTTTTAGGTTTGGACTCTTCCTTTCTTTCAATGGTAATTAATAAAATACCATTTTTAATTTCAGCTTTAGCTTTTTTTCCATCAAAATTTTTACCAACATGTACTCTTTCATCAATATCTGAAATTAATTGATTAAAAGGATTTTCTTTGTCCTCTGTGAATTTTTTTGCTTTGATTTCAATTTTGTCTTCAAAACAATTGATTTCAACATCTTTTGGGTCATGTCCCAATACTGATAAAGCAATTACCGCTGCTTCTTCTTTTACATCTACTGCAAATTTACTAGGAACATATGTTGTTGTTTTTGTTGCCTGTTCCCATAATGGATGAGCTGTAATACTATCCATAATTCTGTCAATCTCTGAATAAAACATAATTTAATATTTTTTTAGTTAATAATGTTCTATATAGTTCAATTACTATACCAAAGAATTATTTTTGACAAAGTGTCAGTAATTATTTTGAATTTGTGTAATTTTGTCTTTCTATTATCGTACTCATATGGTCTGCCCAATGCATGATATACTGAATATTTGATTTTAAATATTTTGACGTATCATATACTTTATAGTATTTCTCATTGTCTTCATCATAAAGACCATCGGTAAGTTTAATACCAAAATATTCATTTTCAGAAATAGTTATTTGGTAAAGAGAAAGAGTATATAAAGTTCTATCTGTAATCGCCATAAATGAATTCTTGTCATTACGTCTATAAACTTCTCCCTTATTTTTTATATGCCATTCGGAATCGTTAGGTGCATAATGTAATTCTTCTTTAGTACCTAACTTACCCAAGTCATGATGAAGGGCAACGAATACTAATTCTTCTTCGGTAAAATCACAAACACCACCCGCTTCTTCAAATGTTTTCTTCATACGAAGTGCATTCTTACACACATTAAATATGTGGTCAATATAACCACCGGTATATGCGTTATGATAATTTAAGTTTCCGGACGCAGGAGATACTATTAAGTTTCCACCTAATTCATTTTCGGAATACATATGGAGTAATTTTTCCAATCTTTCGCCAGTAAAATACTTTTTGAGAATACCGATAAAACGGTCGTAATTTGCCTTTAATTCGGCTTCTGTTTTTTGTTTCATACGTTTAGAGTTTAATCATTTTCAATACTCTAATATACGAAAAATTTTTGATATTACCAAATTTATTATCTTAGTAATAAGTCCTTCTTAGTCAATAACTTATAAAGGATTTCCACCTCTTCTTCGGTAGTTAATTCCGGTAGATCATCATCAAATAATCTCATAGTGAATATGGGATTGCCATTTTCATCTGCATACATGTCAGACTCTGATGAAAAAAGTGTAGGTAATACTTCCAATCTTTTCATCTCATCCTCATCAATATCAATCAGAGGAATAATGTAATAATGGTAATTATCATCTTCTTCGTTTACATCTATTCTATGACATTTCCACTTATCAAAACTTGCTTCTGTAATTGGTGTTTGTGGTACTATAATCATAAAACAAATATATTACAATTTATTTAAATTATCAAATTTTTTTTACTAACCAATACATCTGGTGTACAAAAACAAATGTGTTTATTGCAGATGATTGAATTTTCCGGCCATTGAATATTAAGTGGTTCATCTATATTACCAATAAAACCTCCCACTTCACAATTTCCTCTTTTTATATATCCTTCTGCAGATATGTACAAGTGTTCCAATCCAATATTACATTTCCATCCGTAAAAATCAGTTAAACCTTCATTTATATAATCAACAGCATGGCCATTTTTATCAATAGTACCATCTTCTAAAAAAAAATCGGAACCCATTTTTGTAAATTCTTTGTTATCAATGAAGATTATTGCTTCATTATTTCTTGTTTGAGAAAAAGTAAACCATTTTAATTGTTCATCAGAATATGTGTATGTATTTTTATCAGATTGTCCTCTATCTAAAATCCTAACGGCTTCTGTTCCAATATTTTTATTTTTTAAACATTCTACAAAAAAAGAGATAGATTCATCCCAATAAGTAGGATGCATCATTATTCTAACTGTTACTTTTGTGTTCTCAATACATGCGTGTATTTTTTCTAATAATTTATTGTTATCACCATATTCTGGATGATATGAAAAACAAATATGATTTAAATATTTACTTATTTCTTTATAATATTGTACACTTTTTGTACCATTTGTTGTTATTCCTATTGTATGACCGTTATTAAAAAACAATTTACATATTTCTAATAAAAATGGTGACATTGTTGGTTCTCCACCGGATATAGAACAATTTATTTTATTTTTTCTTTTAAATAATTCATCTATAAATATTTTGGCATTTTCCCATTTATAATTATGATTTTTTCCTGCATATAAAAATGGATTACAATACGAACATTGATTTGAACAAATATTATTTAAAACCCATGTTAATTGAAAAATTTCTGGATAAATAGTTTTGATTTCCTTTATATTAAACTTCATTTTTCTATTATTTCTATTCTTTTTATATCAACAATTTTTGCAAAAACTTCTCTGTTCCATTTTGTTTTACAATCTTCTTTACCCATTATTGAATAAACTGATCCGGTTGGTAGTAACCATTTTTTTGCATCAGGTTCTATTGATAAAAAATTTTCATCAATAATAATTTTACCTAAACTATACCTACCCAATGAAAGTTTATTCAAATCATCAATTGGTATTTTGTTTTGAATTTTATTTGGTAAAGTTGTATACCATTTATAAAATTCTTTATTTATAGTTGTTTTCAAATCAGGACCAAAGTTCATCCATGTCTCTGCTGCAAATCTAATTTGAGGCCTTACTTCATCACGTTCTATAACTTCCCAATCATTTTCTGGCGCAATTGATAGATAATCTTTACCCAATGTATTGTAACCACAATAAAGACCTCCCCATTCAAATTTATTTTCTAAAAAATGTTTATATTCCTCTTTTATAGGTTCATGAAGGCCTGCTGGCGTAAAATCATATAAACAACTAAAATTTGGAAAATTATCTTCCGAACCATGCATCGCTGTTTCAATCATATGTATATACTCATTTAGTGATAAAAAGTTTTCATGCAATTCGTAAGACCAATTATTTTTTGATTGAAGTTCTTCAATTCTATCTCCATAAATTTCAAATTCTTCATGTAAATAATTCAAAATTATATTATCTAATTCATAAAAATTTGTAAATACTGGTAGTTTTTTATCATAATGATTGTTTATAAAATATAAAACATCATTTATTTTTTTTAATAGTATTGAAATATTATTAATTTCAACATTATTTAAAGATGCTTTTATTTTCATATTATTTTTTATGGATTTTTTTGTCATTTCAATCCATTTATCAACTACCGGATTATTATCCTCTAACATATATGTTAAAATAATTTCGCTACCATCATTTTTTAACATTGTTATTTTTAAAAATTTATTGTACATATTAAAATAATTCTAATAATTGTTTAAATGTTTCTTTGTGATTTAAATTTCTATACAAATCTAATTTAATTAGATATTCAAAAAATTGTTTTTGTAAATGAGATTCATCTGCTGAGTTCATGATATTAACCATTTCTATAAAATTATTAACATTAATAAACCCTTGGTTTTTTCTAACGTAATCTTTTATTTTTTTTGTAATTTCTTCTTTTGCTTTATCAGATAATACTTTTGTTGATAAATACCGTGGCCCCCATAAAACTCCTGTGTGGAAAAGTGTTTCATAGTTTTTTCTTATTATTTTTTTATAACCCTGATCTAATAACCAATCAGTAAATTCTGGCAGATAAAATATATTTAATGCCTGAACGGTATATAGTATTTTAAAAAACATATTGTCCGATGCGTTATCATCATATAATCTTAAATTTTTTTCTATTGTATCAAATTTTGATGGATATCTTACATATTCTGTGATTTGTCTTGGACCATCAATTGATAAAAATAATTCCACTCTTTTAAAATGTTTCCATAATTCCATTAATTCTTCATCATAAATTGTAGCGTTTGTATGATAATTTACTCTAATATCTTTTGCCAAATCTCTTTTTACTAACTCTTTAATTATATCTTTATGTTGTTTTATAAGTAGTGGTTCACCGCCGGCGAATATCATCAATTTTATATTTCCGCAGTGATTATAAAAGTCTTCTAAGAATTCGTTTCGTTTATACCAATTAAATTTAGATATGTCAATTTCAGATTTATGTTTCCAATCCCATTTTGCATCGGTTTCTAAATCTTTGGCTAGTAATTTTGATTCAGGTAACCATTTTGAACTGTCCGTTGGTCTACACATAACACATGCTAAATTACAAGTATTTCCCAATCTAAAATCTAATGTATATAAATCATTATCAATTGAACCATCTTCATGTGTGTTTTTTACAATTTCATCTATTAGATTTTTTCCAAGTATTGCATCCCATAAATTATTTTCATTCATCCTATGACTATTAACACCAACTGCTTCTTCTTTCCAACATACATTACATCCTTTAAATTTTTCACCGTTTAATAAAGCTTTTCTTGCTTCCTTAAAGTATTCACTGTTTTTAACCTGATCAATTGTTTTATCATTTAAATTTTCACCAGTGTTTGGGTTTGATACACAACACAATAATGCAGTACCATCCGTATATGTTGCTATATGTATCCAAGGTAAAATACAAAACGTTTCACTATTTTTTCTATCTTTATTCACCGTAATGTTTTTTTATGTGACCATTTAATTCGGTACAAACTTCTTCAAAAAATTGGTTTCTATTTTTATCTAAAATTTTTGTATAGGATAAAAAACTTTCCATATAAAAATCAGAGTTTGGTATTCTATCTTCTTTTAACAAATTTATAATAGCATATGTACTATTTTTTGTTAAATGATTATTTTCTATTTTGTGTTTATTTTTTTCTATGTATTTTTCTAATTTTAGTCTTGCAGCATCTTTTATTTGTGTTGGTAATATTTTCACATCTAAGTTTTTTGGATGTGTATCTATTAAAAAATCAATAAAAATATTTCTATTGTATTTTTTATTTACTTCATAAACGTAATCAATAATTTGATCAATATTGAATATATTGTAAATTTGTACCACAGGTGAAATTCCTAAATTAACGTTTTTTATTGATGCAAGTGTTTCAAAATTTTTACTTATTTTTTCCCAATGTGATGGGTGTCTTATATAATCATTCATAGTACCATATCCGTCTATACTTGCATTAATATCAACTTTATCAAATTTTGTTAAAACATCTGCAAATCTTTTATTTACATTTGAGCAATTTGTATTAAAAAATAATAATAAATCTTTTCTACCTTTCTCAATACATTTTTCCATAAAATAAAAATTATTTTCAATAAGAGTTGGTTCTCCACCTGTCATATAAACTTTTTTAAGAGTTGGTATCATATCTTCAATTTGGTTCCATAACACATCACTTTCAAACCAAGTTTCTTGATTTTTTAAATGTATGGGACTGTTTCCAAATTCAGATGTATATACTCTTCTATATTCTGCAGATTCTCCCCAAAGCTGAAAATGTTCTTTCGCTATTGAATTGGAGTTGAATGGATTACACATTCTACATTTAAAATTACATAGATTACCCAATCTTAGGTCAAGATAAACTGGCATTGAATTTATTATACCATCATTATTTTTTGCATCTTCAATCAATGCGTTCATTTGTTCGGAGCCTATTCTTTTTATCCATTCTCCTGTCATCATATCTCTATAACTTTCTCTACCTATTTTGTTTTGTAAATCACATTTCATACACGCAGAAACTTGTTCTCCGGCAATCATTTTTTTTCTTACTTTTCTGACAGTATCCGAATTAAACGCATCTAACAATGAGTTTTCTTTTACATTTAATTTTTTTCCGTTTGTTTGTAAATTCGTATCTTCATCACCTTCTGCAATACAACAATACTTAAACTTACCATCCGTATTTATCATAGTACTCACAAAAGGTATAGCACAAAAAGAATCTGTTTTTTCCATTATATTACTTTTATAAAATTATTTTTGTTTTCTAATATTGTATATTTTAAATCGGATAATCCTGTCTTATTACCTTTATTATTAAATTTTATTTGATTATATCTGGTTGATATGGTTTCCCATTTTCCATCTATGAATCCATTATTTTTATGCTCTAATAATTTAAATATACCTTTTCTTTTTTTTGGTATTTGTATATATTCGTATTTATTTTCATTTGGGTCTATTAAATTGCAAGAAAATACTTCATAGTTTTCTTTGGTACATTTATTTTGGATATTTCCATTTTTATAATTAGAAATATCTAAATCTATTATTTTTTTAGAATCATTCCATACTTTAAATTCTCCAATGTATCCGTAAAATTCTTTTAAATTATTTCCTCTATATGGGTTTGCAATTCCAATATAAATCCATTCTTCTTTTGAGTAATCAAATAATTTTTTATTATAATTAAAAGAGCCTACATATTCTCTATTTTGAATTACGTTTACTATGGAGTCTACTACATCTATTTCTATTGTAATATTAGTTGAATGTATTGGTAGTTTTTTTGTAGTAATTGAATATACTTTTCTTTTGTAATCAAATAATTCAAACTTATATGTACCAAATATATCAATAGCAGTAAGCGTCATATCGTATCCTGGTACAGAAAATAAGGTCAATTCATCATATGGTTTTTTAGAACCCATATCAGTACCAACTCTAAACGTAGTTGATATTTTTATGTTTTTCTTATAATCTATAATATTTTTTACTTTTATATATGAACCTGTCCCATTGAATTTTAATACATATCCATTGTTTATCCTATTGATAATCTTTTGAGATTCAGTTTCTATGCCTGAGTAAACACATCTTCTTAACAATTCGTCATCCTCAAATCCCCATCCAAAAAAATCATTTGGGTAACCATTTACTTTTCTAAATAATTCATTAGGAAACATTGTAACTCCACCGAAATAACCTTCGTATATTTCTTTTATATAATCCCCATCTGGAATGAAGTTGTTCGCAAGTTGTAGTACATCGGAAGAGTATGAATAGTCAACATCCATTGGTAGCATATCTACATCATGAAATACAACATAGTTACATCCTAATTTTTCTGCTTCTAAAAAACCTATATTAAGTAACCTACCCCTATTAAATGGTAAATTATCAACCTGTTCTACAATTACTAATTCAAAATCAATATTCTTTTTGTTAAGATATTCCCTTATATGTTTTTTAAAAATATTAAGATGCTGTTCCCTATTTCTATATGGTACTATTACTCCTAATTTATTATTCATCTATTGTTGGGTCTTTTGGTTTGATTGTGTTATGCCACTCAGCTAAATAGTATTCTATTCTATCACTCCAATCCTGTTTGTCTATTTCTTCAAACCATATTGTAAGTGCATCCAATGAATATGCAATCTTCTCCAGTGCTTTTACTTTTCTTTCTTCTAATTTCATTTGTTCTTCTGTCATACTATATTGATATTATTTCATTTAATATTTCTTTCCACTGCGAATGTCCATTATAATAATCCCCAACATTCTCAAATTTAAATTCTTCATTTGTTAAATCAAATTTAAATCTTAGTTTGGCAAGTTGTCTATACATAATTCTATATTCTTCTGAATATGCATATATTTTATTAACATTAGCAACTTCTCTAATACGTTCACCACAAGTACTATCCCATTTGAAATGATGTACCTGAACATTGTATTTATCAATCGGTGCAATTTGTGGGTGAGACCATCCCTGCCATCTCCAATTAGAATGTCCATTAATTTCTGCATAATGTTGACCTGGTAATAGTTTTACATTACCTTTCATTATACATACTTTATTTGGATTTGCTCCTGATAGTGGATAACGAAAAAATCCAGCAATTGGAAATTGGTTAAAAATTGATTCCTTATCGTTTATTTCTGGAAACCCACCATCTAATCCAATTCTATCTATAAATCCACCTCTTACTATATTCCAACCATTCCATTCACAATCGGAAATAATCTTTTCTAAAGGCTTGGAGTATATGTGAAATTCATCATCATCTGCTACTACCCACCAATCGTTAGGATATAAGGATTTCGTTTTGTTATATAATTCGGTAACCTTTTCCCAATTGTATTTTTCTGCAACAATTCTATCTACTATCGTTGCAGTAGGAAATTCAGAAACAATTGCAGCCACTAAATCATATGTTTTTATATCCGACCACTCATATACAACTACATATATCTCATCTACTAAATCTTTATAGTGATTCAACATATGTCGTAGTGTGTGGATTCTACTACCAGTAACCGTAACTAATCTTATCATTTTTTACGAATTAGGGTTAGACCCGTTGAAGCGGGTTTGTTTTTTATGATACCAAAGTTAAACAAATTAAACACTTCAAATTTTTCCTCATCTATTTCTTTTGCCAAACGTATAGGGCCCGACCAATCATCATGAACACCTCTATCCTTTACCTCTTGCGTAACTATAAATCGGTCATGGTAGTTAGGGTCTGTATCGTGTATTGATATGATACCATTTGGTGAAAGTAATTGTGAATACAACTCAAAATCCTCTTTTACATTTTCATAAGAATGGCCCGCATCTATATGAAGGTAATCTATCTTAATGTCCTGTAAAACAAAAAAGTTGTGGAATGCGTTATAAGTTGTATCGTTTATGATACGTGGAAGAAAAGTTCTTCTAAAAAAACTTTCTTCGTTGAACCAATTTACAACTCCACCAATACCATTCATTGCATCTACTACATATGTTGTACCTATATCACCCCAATTATAATCCGGATTACCCTCAAATATGCCCTGAGAATGTAGGTCAATTCGAGCTTGGGTCATTATACGAGGAACGAATCCGCCACCACTTCCCAAACATACACATACTTTTGCTCTCATATATTGGATTAGTGAATAGATAATTAATCCATCACCCAAATGGTCATCGGTTGCACCATGCGACCAACGATATGGTACATCTCTTAGTACTTGATCACCCACTTCATCAAACTCTATGTTATTTGATATAAATTCTTTAATATATTTTTTATCAGTAATCATAACATTGAATATACGAAAAATTTATGAATTTACCAAACTTTTGATTTTACTTTTTATTTTTGTAACATTTACGCAACCTTCATACCATTCCATTTCTATAAATCGTCCCATCAACCAATCTAATAGTTCTCCGTATTCTTTTCTTTGTATTGTAACGTAGACGGGTAATCCCTTATAGCGAAATAGGATAATTTCTTTTGCTGAACGATTTCCTTTAAATCGGTCTACTTTATCCACTAATTCTGACATGTCTTCCTTACCCAATCGGACACGGTGAATGGTTTCTTTCCAATCCATTTTAATCCACCCCTTTTCTAATTTTTCTATGACTGTGACGTTCATAAACTACTAATGTATGCACTTAACCTATCTTTTGGTTTCCAACCTAATCTTTCAACGGCATCATTGTTAATTCGTATCGTTTCTCTATAATTACCCTTTACATCCCCTACATACTCACATATGACACCAAACATTTTAGCTACCTCATTTATTGAATAGTTACAACCAGTACCCAATTCCCATGCATCTTCATGTTCTTCATCCGATTCTGCAATTCTGATTAATCCATCAACAATATCATCAATATGAGTAAAATCCCTTCTTTGTTCTCCATCACCATGTATCTTAATTGTTTCACCCCTTTGTATTGCAGCCCTCCACATACCAATCACTGCAGCCATATCGGAATCTACTAATTCACCTGGACCATATACATTATAGAAGCGGGCAATTTGAGCATTTAATCCGTAAACACCCTTATACATCTTTATCCATTCTTCTCCCATATGTTTTGTAAGAGCGTATGGTGATAGAAATGGATTGTGGTGACGGGATGATGAACCTGCATATATTAACTTAGAGCCCGTTTTCAAAGCATACTCAACGACCTGTTTAGTACCATCCACATTAACTGAAAAGGTTAAAGCCGGTTTTTGAAATGAGGGTTGTATTCTACTAATGGCAGCGAGATGAAATATATAATCGTATTTCTTTTCTTCAATATTATTCATTCCTCTAATATCCCCACCTAAGAATTCACATCCTGCCGCAAGTTGAGATTCTTTACCAATATAGAGATTATCAATGATACTAACTGAATAACCTCTTTTAATTAATTCTAATGAGAGTGCGTGACCGATAAAACCACATCCACCCGTAATAAGTACTTTTTTCATAATATAACCAATATACAAATAATTATTGGAATTACAAAAAATGGGGCGGGGGTTGGGGGGTTCGTTTTTTAAAAAAAATTTCGTCGGTAAAAGACTTTTTGGTATCTCTATTGATAGAACTACTTATCCGCTTCTCTTTCAGCCCTTCTTACATCCTTACCAAACCATCTTAATTCCCTTCTTACCATCCAAATAGGGAAATATAAGATATAGTAGGAGAAACACAAAGCAGCCCCTATTAAAACAACAGGTAAGAGTATTATAGATATCATTGCATCCAACCACTTCATCCGATTAGATTATTTTTTTATCTTTTAATACGTTACGGAGAGTAGCCGAATCTGCTCTCGCAGCGGCCAATTCTTGAGTAAGACGGGATTGAGCAGCGGAATCGCCGGATTGTGCCCTTTTGAGTTCTTCACTTTGAGTAGTGATTTGTGAACTCAATTCCGTTTTAGCCTTTTCCAGAGCGGCCTTTTGATCCGTAACGGCAATGGCGGTGGCTTGGGTTTGAGTAGTTTTTGTATCAACCACTTTCGTATATTTGAATTCAACGGTATGGTTTTGATTTGTATCGGTATCCGGGGTAGCCCTTAGGCGGAATCCTACCTTGCCCTTATTGGTTGGGGTATTCGCATTGTAAAATACTTCCTTAATCATATTGAAATCCTCGCGGAGTACGGCCAACCTTTCACCAATACCCTTTATAAACTCATCCAATTTTGCTTGGGAGAATACGGTTTCGGATTGAGCAGTGATAACCTTTAACTTTTCAATAGAATAATTAGCGGAAAGGGATAAGTTCCAAAGAGAAAATCCGTCCTCCGGTCTTTCCCTTTCTTCCGTTAGTGTATAGTTTATTTGTTCTATTAGGGCGGAAGGTAGACCGGATGGGGTGGGTGAACCCTCAAATATATAATCAACGGATTCTACACCCGCGTTTCGGTTTAGTGTATCCCTTTCGGCAGCAAGTTTACGAAGTGAATCGGTAGTAAGACGAATAGTAGGAATAGTTCCACCAATAGTAGTAGTGAGACCCGATGTAGTGGTAACCCTTCCGTTTATTCGGGTATCGTAATGTGGATTAGTAGGGTTAGATATCCATTCGTAAGTTGCGGGAGAGCATAATAATATCCCATCTACGTCTACTATAATCCCATCAGCTGAAAGAAGGGGATATAAGGGTACATCTAATCCCTCTTTAATTAATTCTAATGGTGTTACAGATGGGGATGCTGAAACCTTCCATCCCGAAGGGGTTACGGAATACCTGTCCGCGTTTTGTGATATCTCTTTTATCTTTTCCATATATACTACTAAATATTAACTACCCCTCTAATTTCCGCCCATACCCTCCTATATACTCCCAAGTCACTTAATCTTCTATTATCCTTTCTTAATTTCCATACTCCTCTACTTAACCTCTTATATCTGCCAGATTGTATTGCAGAACGAATAATATCATTAATCTCCATATCCTTACTCAACTTATTAAATCCGCTCTCTGTCCATTCCTTAACTGTCTCTGCCTTTGTCTTATACCCAATGATATTTGCAACCCCCACTGGTGTAGCAAACTCCACTGCGGTTTTCTGATATATTTCTTCTCTTAACATACACCTATAAATATCTGAGTAATAAAAAACCCCCACCATTTCTGATGAGGGTCTTTGGTACTATCCACGTTTGAACATTGAAACCCATTTTACTAAGTGAGGTCTTAAAAACACCCCAATTACCGCTCCCACTACAAACTGTAATGAAAGGACGAAATCTAATACTGCCATTTTTCGTTGATTTTGGTTAATAAATAAAGTCAACCTACTTCGTCCGATATCGTATAAATAAGTATTCCTAAAACCCACATAAACCCAAAAATTTTATGGTGAGCATTCGTAGAGTACTCAAAATAAAGGTTCTTAGATAAAATTATTTTTGCTAGAAGGGTTAAAAAAGGACTGGGGAACAGCTAGTATTGTGGTAACAATAGTGTCAAAAAGGGTTCTATATAGGAAAAAATTAACCCCGGGATCTAAACGAGTCCGACCGATATTTACAACGACTCCTTTTTCTTAGTTACACGAAATTAGTCCAACTAAGCTGCTTCCACTTCATCAGCTTCAGCTTTTATCTAACTCGTTAAAGTCAGCATTTATAACTATCGAGAAAACGGAAAAAGGAGACATAAAAAATCCCGCTACGAAATTAATCATAGCGGGTTAGTGAGGTTTCGGCTCACTCCGTTAGTGTATGGGTATGAAGGGTATTAAAACATTCTTACAATGAATTCAGGCAACCAGCTTCGCTTTTCACTCTCACTACTCAGCCACTTAGCATAGCCGGTATACTGGCGAGTAAGCTCTACTGCCCGCCAGTCTACGTGCTCTACTCTACTACCTATATGGTACTGCTTACACCAGTTTTGAAATTGGGTGTCACTTTGTACTTTCTCTCTTTCTCTCTCTATACTATTATATCTGTCTATATCTATGTTGTCTATTATGTAGTTCATATCCTTGCTGAATTTATTTTTGTTAAGGTTGTCCGCGTTATGCTTTCGCTTGTGGTGGATGTGCTGTGAACATATCAACCAGTATTTCATCTTCATACTCTACCTCGCTCTCAACGATACTATTGTACCTTTCAAGCAGTTTGATTGCCATTCTCAACTCGTCCAACTGTCTACTTGCGGACCACTTAGGTTTACCGTCCTTAAGTGATTTGATTTTTTTCATTAGTACGATCTCATCTTCTTTTAGTTTTTGTATTGCAAATTCCATTTGTTTCTTTTTATTTGTTGTCTTATGTGTGCCCAACAGGCGGGTGTATGTTTTCTTTCAGCGTATCGTGCTGCCCGTTCATAAGGGTTTCTACTATATGAGCCAGGGTATTTATAA